CGCTATTACTGATAAACGCTGATTTACGGAAGAAAAAGGCTATTGCAGAAAGAAATGTTAGCGTCCTAACAACTCAGAACGTTGCGTACCGGACGAAAAGTGGGCAAAGTGCCATGAAGGCAGAGGAATTGAATCTGACTTTAAAGCAGTACCGGAACACCATACAAGGGAAGGATAACACTATAAGAGAGCTAAAGCAGCCTATTAAGGACTTGAAAAGTCACACAAGCGTTCAAACATCAACTGAGACGCATTTTAGAACGCCAGTACGGGATAGTATTGTTATTCGTGATAGTTTGGTTATCGACACAATGAAATGCGTAAATATTCGCTCTAAATGGCTTGACTTATCCGGCTGTATAGATAGCAACGGCACGTTTGCCGGAACAACCGTTACCCGTGATAGCTTGGAAATATTAAACATAGAGCATAGAAAGCGGTTTTTGTGGTTTCGACTAAAGAAGGTGAAGTATAGGGAGTTTATCGTAACGAGCAAAAACCCCTACGCTAAGATAACAGGTTTTAACGTAACTACGATAATAAAGTGATAATTCCATGTTAAAACAGTTAATGCACGTTAAAGTATTTGCCACTGAGAAATATATCCGTATATTTGCAGCGTAGAAGTTATTACTAACGTCATTAACAGCGGTTATTGATTTTCATAGAATCATGTTTTTAGAAGATTTGTATCACATTTTATCTTAAACTGTCGGTATGAGAATATAGACAGTTTTTAATTAGAACATTTTCACTAACTATATATATTGTTTTTTTGTCATAATTGCATTTTTCCCCTCCGCTTGTGAAAGTAGAGGGGTTTTTTATTACCTTATCCGAACACGCCTAAAAAGTTAAATTCGTGTTAAACATTAAACTTATGCTTTGATATTTAAAATATCTCCTTAACTTTGCAACATCAAAAGGAAACGAATTACTAACAATAAAACTTAGAATTATGGAAGAAAAGGAATTTATTTATTGCTTGACCGGAGAGATTAACGTATTAGGCACTGTCAAGGCTAAGACAATAAAAAGTGCTATGAAACTTGTAGCGGCTATTCAGAGAGGTGCTATATTGAATGATCCGGAAAGAAAATCAATCTTTTGGAGTGTTTCACGTGCTGATCTCCCGTTTAAACTTGGTCGTATTGTATACACAATATGCTATCCAGATGGGTCTATTTGTTCACATGTATGCTAACAATAAAAATTTAGAGTTATGGAATTAGTAAAATTCAGAGAGGCAAAGAGTATAATGGAAGAAAAAGATTTTTGGCAAAAAAAAAGCTTGAAAGGCTTCAGTCCGGCTGTCTTAGTAGAACAGATTTATATTTCAGTTCGGGAAGTAGCGTAACATTTTCAGAAGGGGATGGCGAATTTTATGAAGGTTTGCGCAAAAACTTGGAAAAGTCTATAAGAGAATATATTGAAAATCGTATTGGCTATCTTGAATCTAAATTTGATAAACTATGATACGATCATTTAGTAAGTCGGGTTCAACATCTATGCTGACAGATAAGGAAAAAGCGTTTAACCGCTACTGCCTAACTAACAAGGAAGTTTCATACAACTTAATGCGTATAGAAATGGCAGTTGTTCAAATGTCGTATTACGGCAACCGTTCATCGGACGTTACGTTAACAACCGATAGTTCTGAGGTTTTGGATGCAATTTATACAGTCCTAGCAAATGAAGGGTTTAAATACTCTTTCAATTTACCTAATAAAGTATTAACCATAAGTATTTTTTAATTTAAAATTTAATCAAAATGAAAGAAGAAGTAAAATTGTTCAGAGCGTTAATCATTGTTTTTGTGTTACTTGTGTTCACCTTCGTGTTAACTTCGTGCGGTGATGATAGTGACAATGTGTATCAAACAGAATATTCTATTGATGTTCCGGCATGGCAGACGGTTTATGTTAATGGTGAGGTTACAACGTCTATATCTCCATATGTTTGGGAACATGTGGACTTATCAGACAAATGTGTTAGAGTATTCTCAGCAGGGCATGTTAGTTATCACAAGGTTACAAAGGTGTCACACGATGATTTAGGCTTTACCGTTTATTCAATAGAAAGTAGCAATAACGAACGGTTTGCATACAATAAGAATAAAGGTATATTGCAATATTGGTGCACAAGAAATGGCATTGAAACCGTTGTTGTTTATCGTGAATTAAAGTAAGTTTCATTTTACCCTCACCCGGTGGCGGTTAACCGGGTTATTAAGTATGAAAGTAATTGTTAGATTTAAAGAAGAAGAAGAAATTACCAATTTTGAAGCTAAATACGGTTTAGAGGTAGAGAACCATAACGGACAAAGATATATCATTGAGTTCGATAATATGGGAAATTTGGTGGTTAATAGTCCGAAAGGTGCGTTATTGGTCAAACCACAATGCAGTAATAAAATATCAATTAGACCCGAATAACATGAAAGAGATAAACGAAACTCAATTACAGCTATCGACTGAGGGAAAAAGACTTCCCGATATGATAAAGCAGGCGAACGATATTCACGAACTTGTTAAGCAGAAACTTTCTGAGTATAACTCAATAGAGTATACCGATGATAATATAAAGGTGGCAAAAGCCGATAGAGCCACTTTAAACAAGGCGAAAAAGGGACTTAACGACAGCCGTATAGAACTGGAAAAGGCTTGGATGAAACCATTCAACGAACTAAAGGATGTTGTTAACGAAACTTGTAAGCTGATCGGTGAAGCTTCTTCACGAATAGATAGTAAGATAAAAGAAACGGAGGAAAAGGAGAAGCAAAAGAAACTGGATCAAATAAGGGAGTATTTCGAGGAACACAATGAAAATCTTATATTGTTTGATTTTGCTTTTCGTCCGGAGTGGCTTAATAAGACCAAAGCACTTTCAGTTGTGAAAATGGAGATAGACGAATTATTTAAAACAGTAGACGATGATCTTAACAGACTGAAAGAGCATTTTGCGGGAGAGGCATTTTATATTCCGGTTATCGACAAATATACGTCTACACTCGATTATAACAAGTCGTTCGATTATGGAAATCACCTAAAAGAAGCTGCAATACAAGCCGCAAACAGACAGTTTGAACAGAGGGTGACAGACAACACGCCTCAGCAACAAAAGCCCGAAATTAAGCCTCAAAACGAGCCGAAAACAAACGAAGAAGAAGTTTATATACGAGGCTTTAAAGTCCATGTAACGAGAAAGCAGGCTTTTGCGCTTGCTGAGTTTATGAATAGCCACAATATAAAGTTTGAAAGCATATCAATATAGACGGTAGCCCAATTGTTAAATAACTCGATAAGAGATTGTAATATTAACAAATAATTTATTTTAAAATGGAACAATATTTAGACTTACTAAAAGAGACTTTAAATTATGGTGAAAAGAGAACAGACCGAACCGGAACGGGAACTATCAGCTTGTTCGGTTTACAACGATCTTATGATCTGCGTGACGGTTTCCCACTTGTCACAACTAAGAAGGTATTCACGAAGGGTATTATACATGAACTTCTTTGGATGTTGAAAGGTGATACCAATATAAAATACCTAAATGAAAATGGTGTTCATATTTGGGACGATTGGGCAAAGCCCTCCGGTGATCTTGGACGCATATACGGTAAACAATGGCGTGACTGGCGTATAAATAGCAAAATGAAAGTAGATCAAATTGATTCAGTTATAGATATGATTAAGTTTAACCCGGAGTCAAGAAGGCTAATTGTTAGTGCTTGGAATGTTGGAGAAATACACATGATGGCACTTCCTCCGTGTCACTGCTTTTTTCAGTTCTATGTGTCTGAGTCCGGTTATTTGGATTTGAAACTGTATCAAAGAAGTGCAGACCTATTTTTAGGCGTTCCTTTCAACATTGCGTCTTATTCTATCTTGCTGTCTATGGTAGCGCAGGTTTGCGGCTTAAAGCCTCGTAGATTCATTCATACGATCGGGGACGGACACATATATTTGAATCACGTTGAACAGGTGAAAGAACAATTGAGTAGAGATCCGTTCGCCCTTCCCAAATTGGAATTAAACCCGAATGTTCGTAATATATTCGATTTTAAGTATGAAGATATTAAGATAGTAAATTATAACTGCCATCCGGCTATAAAGGGAGAGGTTGCGGTATGAATGAAAAAGAAATTTACAGGTTTTTAGCCTATAATAAATTGGTAGATTTTGAAAGATACCTTCACATGGAATCTGTATATTATCTGAATAACTTGCTAAAGAAAACCGTTAATTCGTATTTGAGAAATTGTATATTGAACGCTATAAATCATAAATTAGCGGGATTATAATTTAAAAGGGATCTGCAACGCTTTGCGATCCCTTTTTAGTTTCTATATATCACATACCGAAACTATCGTTGCTCTATGAAACAAATCTAACAATATGTAGTAACAAGTATGAAAGTGATACAAAGGTAGGCTTTTGATACTATCCAATGGTTAAAACGAGTCTTTTTATATTTCATTAACAATAAAATTAAAGAATTCCTTTGCATATTTAAAGTTTATCCTTAACTTTGCGACATCAAAAAATAAGTAGTAACATTAAAAACGAATAATATGCAGATTAAAAAAGATCGAAATTACAAATTGCTTGTGCAGGTTTGCAAGAATAAAGGTATTCCATTCTCCTACGAAAAACTTGTTTTGTTTTTGAATAAGTACATTGAAGATGAAGAAGATTCAGTATTTGGATATACAATATCTGATATTGATTTTTCAATCGCTAAACATATATCGGTTGATATTTGCGGAATGCTTACATTAAGCAATATTATCAGTAAATTAACTTGTATCGGTGCGGGAGATTGCCCGAATTGCGGAGGTTTACTCAGATTGATAGAATCTTATCCCAAATTTAGCAAACAGTATTGCGATCGTGATTGTGAGCCGGAGAGAGAGGAAGAAAATGTATATGAATGTTTAACATGTGGAAAGGAGGTTGTTTTATGAATATTGAAAACACAATGATCCGTATCAATGATGCGATTATAAGCGCACGTATGAACGGCAAAAAGATTACGAAAAAGGATATTGCAGCGTTGTTGTGGAAGGATTCAAAGCAAAGAACGCAGGCGGTAAACATGTCTGCCTTGTGTAACCACAAAACCCAAACGATAAAAATAGAGTGGGTGAAAGAGATATGCGAGGCTACCGGAGTCGATGCGAATTTCCTATTTAATATTAACCCTAAAAAATAAAAGTTATGATTAAAAATTTGCCCAACATTCAAAACGAAATGAATGTTCAAAAGTCGAAATTTAACAAGTTTGGAGGATATAATTACCGTTCGTGTGAGGATATTTTGCAGGAAGCGAAAAGGGTGTGCGAAAAATACGGATGTTATGTTATGGTGACTGACTCTATCGAATTTATTGAAGGACGTTTTTACGTGAAGGCGACCGCAAAAATTGTTGAGACTGAAACCGGGAGTATTGAAACGTGTTCGGCTTTTGCACGTGAAGAAGACAGCAAAAAGGGTATGGACTCGGCACAGCTAACCGGGGCGACATCCAGTTATGCACGAAAATACGCCTTATGTGGACTTTTTGCGATAGATGATGGCATAGATAATGATTCTGCGAACGGAGAGCCGGAAGCGAAAGAAAAACAGCAAAAGACATCCTCAAAACAAGCTACCAACCAAAGTAATACCGGAATCAACCCCAATTGTTTGGGTTCACTGATTGATGAAATAAAGAAAGCAACAACTTATAAACAATTGGGTGATATTCACAAGAACAACGGTCAATTTCATCAAAACAGTGAGTTTATGAACGCTTTAGTCGTCCGCAAGGCGGAACTTGAAAAGGCGGAAGCAGAAGCAAAGAAAGTGTAAATAATGTGTTTAGTAAGGGGTATAATTCCCCTTGCTGACAATAAAAAAATATATAGAAAATGGAAATTAAAGGCAATGTTCATTGTTTTTTTGAACAATCGGGTATATTTAAGAATGAATTCATAAAACTTGGTTATAAGGCTTTTGATTATGATATACAAAACGATTTTGGGGAAACTGACTTTCAAATAGATCTTTTTTCCGAAATAGAAAAAGGATATGAAGAAAAAGAAAGCATTTTTGACAATATTACTAAAGATGATTTTGTTATAGCTTTTTTCCCTTGCATTTATTTTGAAACAATGCAAGCTTCATATTACCAAATGACAAACATTAATATGAAAAAACAAAGCATAAGGCAGAAATATGAAACCGTAATAGATCGCATACAGAAAAGAGAATACTTTTATATTTTATTGTATAAGCTTTTTGCAATATGCGAAATAAGAGGTATTAGGTTGGTATTAGAAAACCCAGCCACTCAACCAAGTTATTTATTATATCCAATAAATTTCATACCTTATACGTTCATAGATAACGATAGGACGAAAAGAGGTGATTGTTTTAAAAAACCTACCGCTTATTGGTTTGTAAATTGTAAACCTACAACGGGGCAATCTTATGAAAAGCCATACGAAATCAAAAAAATACAACAATGTAGTAAGGGGGGTGAAATCTGGAGTATGTTCAAAAGAACGTTCTATGCTAACAGGTAAGTATGCAAGAAATTTTATATGCGACTTTATTATAGGAAAAGAACAGAAACATTCTATTAGATCACTTTTTTAAAATATAAACAATATGAAAGAATTAACATTACTTCCCAAACTGATTAATGCTGATGTAACGTATATCAGCGAAACACATGAATATTTTTCAAGCGATTTTAGAAAGCTGAGAGGAATAACAGGTTTTATCAACGATCAATTATTTCCAGGCAAACTTGATAATATACCGGATAATATTTTGAGATCGGCAACTGAGAGAGGGAAAGCGGTTCACGATGAAATAGAGAGAATCGACAAAGAAGGCATTGAGCCGGAAACTGTTTACGGAGAGAACTATTTGAATTTAAAAGCCGAAAGCGGTTTAATTCATATCGCATCTGAGTATATTCTAACTGATAACGAGTTTATCGCCTCACCGACCGATAAAGTGTATTTGGGTAGCGCGGAAAATTCCGTCGTATTGGGAGATGTTAAAACTACCTACAAACTTGATTTGCTTTATTTGTCTTGGCAGCTATCAATATACGCCTACCTTTTCGAGAGACAAAACCCAAACTTGAAAGTAGAGGGACTTATCGCAATTTGGCTGAGAGGTGACAAGGATAAGGACGGCATTTTCTCCGTTGAACGCATACCGGACAGCGAAATAGAATTGTTCCTTAATTGCTGTAAGAATGGCGTTCGATATGCAGATAATGCAAGCAAAGATAGCTACATAGCAAAATTGGAATCATTGCCTGCAAAAGTTGCGCATATCGAAGAAGGCGTTTACGAACTTCTTGAAATGCAAAAGAAGATAGACGAGCATTTAGGCAAGTTCAAAGAACAGTTGTTAGGTCTGATGTCTGAGGCGAAAGCTGACAATATAAAAGGGGAACTTATTTCAGTCACAAGAAAGAAAGCGTATAGCCGTGAATCACTTGATTCTAAAGCGTTGAAAGAGCAATACCCCGAAATATACGATCAGTTCGTTAAAACATCAAACGTGAAAGAATCAATTCAGATCAAAGCAAAATAATTATGGTTATAGATGAAAAGATAGCAAACGAGGTTGGTTTAGAGGCTGCCGCAGTTTATTTTGAAATGGTTCTTATACTTTGTACTGGAATGTACAGAGAAAAGTTTAAAGGATGTCGAGTTAAACAAGTCCCTAACACTGTTTTCATTTCGATAGCAAAGCTAAAAGAGATCATTCCGTTCATGTCTACGAAGAAGATATATAACGCTGTAAATCGACTCGTATCAAGTGGCTACATAAAAGAAGCAAATTACAGGTTATCCGGAATGAATACGACTAAATGTTATCAGATGGTAGAAAGATAGCCAGGCTCTAAACATGATATATACCACGCTTACAGTTAATGTGAGTGTGGTATTTTTTTGTAAGTTGCTGATATTCAGCCTGGCCTCGAAAAATATTAAAAATAAAACTGTTTTTCCTTGTGGTATATCATAATTAACACTATATTTGCGGTGTTGAATCAATAAACAATAGTAATATGAAATTAGAAAATCTTATTAAAGTAAAGAGTTACGCTGACATGAAAGGTGTTACTGTGCCTTGGATATGGCGTTTAATCAAAGGTAATAAATTGGAGTGTATATACATTGATGGTATGTGCTTCATTGTCCTGTCAGATGAAGAGTTAGAGGACTACAAAAAGTTTAGAGAAACACTCAACGCATTGTTGAGCAAATAATAATCAATACTTAAAATTATGGAATCTAATTTGTCTAAAGTTGGCGAAACTATAAACGCAAGTGAGTATATGACTTCTAGAGAGATTGCGGAGGTAACATGTAAAGAGCATAAAAACGTGTTGGCAGCAATTAGATTAATGGAAGAATCTTGGATTAAAGTTACTGGGCTTAATTTTAAGCTTAGTGAATATACAGATTCAACAGGTCGTAAACTCCCTATGTATAAACTAAATAAAACAGAGTGTCTATACATTGCAACCAAGTTTAATGACGAAGCGAGAGCAAAACTCGTTATCAGATGGGAGGAACTCGAAAGAGCTAACAGAATGGGAAATTTCAACGTTCCTAAATCATTCCGTGAAGCATTGTTGCTTGCAGCCGAACAACAGGAGGTTATCGAAAATCAGCAAAAGCAAATTGAGGAAAAGAACGCAAAGATCGAAGCTGATAAACCGAAGGTTCTGTTCAGTGAAGCGGTCTCCGCCTCGAACAAATCTATCTTAGTGCGTGAACTTGCAAAACTTATCACCCAAAACGGTTATCAGATCGGGGAAAAGCAGCTATACGAGCGACTGAGAAAAGCCGGATACCTTTGCAGCGTTGGAGAATCACGCAATCAACCTACACAGACATACATGAATATCGGTTTGTTTGAGATTAAGAAGCGTGTTATTATGGACGGTGATGAAGCAAAGGTTTACAATACAACTGTCGTTACGCCAAAAGGAGTACATTATTTCATTAATAAGTTTTTAGGGAAGGGAATGAAATGACGCATTGTTTTGACGATAAAGTAGCAACAAAGTTAGGAGTTGAAGCGGCATGCGTATTGCACAACTTCGCTTTTTGGATAAACAAGAATATAGCCGATAACCACAATTATTTTGAGGGCAGATATTGGACTTATAACACAAGGGAAGCGTTATCTAAACTATTCCCGTATATGAGTCAATCTAAGATATATAGAGTGATAGGAAAGTTGGAGGAAGAAGGCTATTTGTTGAAGGGGAATTTTAATAAATCGGGTATAGATAGAACAACGTGGTACGCATTAACAGATAAGTGTATAAAATTCCTTTTTGAGTGCGGATATACGCTTATAGGCTATTCTGAGCCGATTTTGCAAAATTGCAAAATGCAAGTTGCAGAAATGAACAATGCAAGTTGCAGAAATGAACAAACAATACCAGATAGTATATATACAGATAGTAATACTAAATCTCCTAACGGAGATTATAGTATAGCCACGCGCGAAGAATCTGTTTTGTTCCCGGTTGAAAAGAAACCTTTAGCCTCAGAGATATTTGGCTTTACTGCAAAAACCTTAGATGTGACTAAGAAAGTGATAGAGCGAACAGATAGTTTTTTCGATCAGCTAACATTCCCGTTCGAGTCGGAGGAATTTAAAAAAGCCTTTTATGTGCTAATGACTCAACCAAAGTGGCGGGTAAAGACTAAGACTCTAACAGCTATGCAAGCAAACCTAAACGAGATTGCGCAATTTGAAGAAGGTTTTGCTATGCTATTGATAAATCAGAGCATATCTAAGGGATGGGCTTCACTGGTATACGAGTCAACGCCAAACCAGTATATGCAATGGCTACGGGAAAAGACGGGAGTCTCCGGAAATACACAGCCGGCAAACAATACTAAATCGTATTTTCAGAGTGACGAACAGCGCAGGATGTATCAGTCTTATTTAACGGATGACTTTATATAGCATTTTAAGGCTTAAATTTCAATTTTAATCACTAAGACAATAAAAGTATCATGTATTTGGAGAAAATCGAAAATTCGGGCGGAAAATTAGCAAAATACGAAGGTTGCGGATCGTTTATAGAGAAGAACCGAAAATTTTATGAAAGTGGCAACTTCGGACAGCTATCAAAAGTAGATCAAAAGATATTCCGTGATTCAACTTTGCTTTTGGTGTCCGAATGTACAGACGAAAGAAAAAGAATAGATAATTTTTCTAAGGTTCTTAACGGAGTATGTTTAGAGACTGGTTTAAAAATGCCGGATGTCCGGGACGCAGGAAGTATATTTTATGCTGTTTGTGATGTGATAGATATGTATTTTGATGATCTATCGTTCAATGAAATTCGTTTGGCATGGCGGTTACTTGCTGTCGGGGAACTCGACCCGTTTTTGCCAAAAGACAGATACGGTAGTCCGGACAAAAATCACTATGGCTCTCTTTCGGTTGATTATATTTCAAAGGTTCTAAAGGCGTATAAGAAACGAAAGGTTGAAACGATGGAACGAGTTTCTCAGATTATGCCGGATGAAAAGCCAAAGCCGACACCTGAACAGGAAAAGATGTTTTTAAATTTGCAGGCATACAATTTTGTTCTCGCCCTTTTGAAGTATAAGTATTCGGGACGTTTCCGCATAGAGCGTGACAGGATAATAAACGAGTCTACATTTGCGTACATGGAACGATTGGGATATGATATGTCGGTATTACCTACGTTAGCTGACAAGAAAGAAGCTTTGTTTCAATTTCAAGGTAGACCCGTAAACAGCTTTGCGCAAATTTTCGAAAAAGAGTGTATTTCGAGGTTTGGGATAGACCACGAAGCAGTTTATTTTCGTGCGGTACTGATAGCCAAGAAAAGAAAGTTATTCCAGTATTGGGATGAAATGTTAGCCTTCTCAAATGAAGGTGATAGATCAGAAGATAATATTTGGAAGTTGTATTACTACATTCAATAAAACCAAAAGTTATGAATAGAAGAAAAGTAAAAAAGAACGGTTATCGGATAAGGCTTACAAAGCCTTCCGATAAATTCGTTTATGTCTCTGACTCGTTAACATACGAAAGGAGAAAAAAGGAGGGAAAGAGATGTTATACTCTGTATTGCAAATATGCGTCTATTAACTATTTGTGTGTTTCTCGAAAACAGGCAAAATCTTTAATGAAAGGGTTCTTGTTACTATGGGAATAGATATTATTTGCGCAATAGACCCGGGTGTGTCGGCTGGTGGAATAGTGGTATATAAGCCGGGTAATAGTCTTATTACTATCCCAATGCCACGCACGGCAAAGGGTATTTTTAACGTGTTTCAAAAAGTGAAGCGTTCCGGTAGCCCTGCAATATTCATTGAGCGTCTTTCGGTTCGTGGGGGTGACTCCGGAGGCGGGAAAGAATTTAGAATAGCAACTATGTTGGAGAATTATAACTACCTTGTATGTTGTGCGCTCGTTCTTGATATTCCTTTGTTCCTATGTGCGCCTATTTCGTGGCAAAGTGGTTTAAATCTGAGGGAGAAAGGAGAGAAAGAGGAAAAGAAGGATAGAAAAGAAAAATATCTGAATTATGCGATGAAGCAATTCCCACTTGCAAACGTGAAATTGTGGAATAGTGACGCTATATGTATTTTGCGTTTCGCACAAATGAAGATGATTTGCGATGTAGATTGGTTTTCAAGTAACATGCAGAACGAAAACAGCACGGAAATATCATTTTCTTACCCTCTGTTGGACGATAGTATTAAATTCGTGGAAATGTATGGGTTCAAAAGAAAACGAGCTAAAAAACGATCTAATTGAATCGGTGAAAGAATTGAGAAGCGCACAGAAGCGATTTGAGCGATTCGGGGAGAGATACAGAGAGAGGAAAGAAAAGGCGGAAAAGAAAGTAGATGAAATTCTGTCGGTTATCGAAGATAGCAACTATCTATTTTCTAACAAAAGTTAAATAACGGGTATTTCGGAAAGATTTACCCGTTTTTATTTGCGTGAATTTAAAGTTTTGCTTTAATTTGCAGCGTAGAAATAAAAACAGTAGTAACAATAAAATCAATTAATTATGCAGGAAATTAACAAGAAATTAAGTGAACTGTCAGTAGAAAAGGTTTTGGATAGACCGGAGTATAGAAAAGAGCTTTCTATTTATTGGGAGGGCTTAAAAGAGCAACGGGAAAAGGTATCTTTCCAAATATTGAATAATGGCGGTATCCCTAAAAGGATAATAATAGACAGAGTTGGGAAAATGGATGCAGAACAACTTGTATCAGAATTTAAACTGATACTTGACAGAAAGAGTGAGTTGCCTGCAAGTCTGAGGCACTTTATTTCGGGTGTATGCGGAAAGGTATTTATTAGTTGGTTTACAAAAGTGATCGAAGATGAAGCAAAAGAAAATAACTATACCAGGGAAGATAACTAAGGACGGTAAGTTATCCATCTACATGGGAGAGCTTAATGAGTTTATGAAGAACAACGCAGGGAAAAATGTTATTGCGGAGTTTACCATTTTAGAACGGTCTGATTCTTCATCTTTGCGTGGATACTACTTTAAATACGTTGTTCCCCAATTTCAGAAAGGGATGTGCGAAAATGGGTACAGGTGGAGCGAAGAAGAAACGGAGGCTTATATGCGTAGTATTTGTCCTATTACGATGGGTGAAGTTGTAGACGTTGAAACTGGTGAGTATAGAAAGGACTCAGTTAAAGTTACTGATTTAAGCAATAGCGAATTTGTCGAATACATAGATTTTTTAAAGCAGTTTGCGGCAGAAGAATTTAGTATTTATATTGAAGAACCAAATAGATTTGTAAGATGAAAGAAAATGAAGAAATGACTTTAGAGGAAAAGTTCAATTTGATGTGCGAAGCATTAAGTATATCACCGGAGAGAATTATAGATAGGGATATTACCCGTTATGTATCACTTCGAAGAAATTGCATTATCCATCAGCTTTACGCCTATAAAAATCACGGTTTACCCGAATTGATAGGTCGCACGAAGGTTTTAATTATGAAAGCGCATGAACGTTTTCAAGGCGAATTAGATATGAAAGATATGACAGCAGTAGAGTTTGTCCGGCTTATAGACGAACGACTGCAAAAGTATATTGATGGCAAAGAAGATTAAGAATCTTGTTCTTGTTCATTGCACGGAGTGTAGGTTCAGTTCAGATCACCATAATTTGATTTGCTATTGCAAAAAGAGAGATAAAAAGTTATGCAGTTGCCCGAACATTGGGCGGGTCTGTGAGTTTTACATTAAAAAATAAAGTATCATGTTAAAAGACAATTTTGAATTAAAGAGAGTTAAGTTCTTGAATAACGGTTTAGAGGTTGATTACAATGATTGCCGTTTGGTTGATGGTGAAGAAACAAAGACGTTTCACAAGGTAAAATGCCCCGAATATCTGCATAGAGATTTAGGAATTGCGGCAAATGAGCTTCGTTCATACATAGTTGAATTGATGGGAATAATGAATTTTAGGAACATCACCTATTTGTCTGATTTGGCAAAACAAGACAATGAGTTAAGTAGACAATTCGATGAATATTTTGAAACGCTTGCAACCCGTATAGCGATTATTGAGATAGTCTATGATTCCGAAAAGAACACAATAGTTTTCAAATATATTTTCACGGGAGTAGATTTGTCCCGGTTGAAAATGCAAACGAGCAAAATTATGTTGGACGGTGAGGGGTTGAAATTTGAAATAGCACTACAAGAAGATTTTGAAGCACTGAAAGATGAAATTTTCAAGTATCTTTTTGAGAATAAGCGTGCACAATTGGAGCTATTCGGTGAGACAGAAACGGCAGAACCGGACGATAGTTTGACGCCAGATGATGATTTAGAAGGTGACGATACGTTTTTTGATGATGAAGAAGCAGAGCAGCCGGAGTTGATCGAAGAAGATGTACACGATTGATACGTTTGAGGAAATAGATTATTGTTTAAGCAGGGGGTATAACCCCTTGCTATTTAATAATAATTTCGATATTGAACCTAAAACAAGGTATGAATATTTAAAACGGATGTTCGGGGAGGGTCACGGACAGAGGGAAAATGAACGTTTCTTCCGGTATATGTGGGATATTAAGCCTCACTATTGTGAAGAATGTTTAAAGCCGTTGACTGGATACTCAGCCGTTTATATTAGCCATATTATAACGAGGGGATCGAACCCAATGATTGCGCACGATCCTCGTAATATAAACATACTTTGTTTCAATTGCCACAATCGTTGGGAACACGCCAATACCCGCAAAGGGATGCGGATATATCAAAGTAATTTAGAAAAAATAAAAGTCCTCAAAAGGGACAGTTTAAAACTGCAAAAGAAATGAAATTAGTAAAATTAGAACATAAGTCAGGGAATGAATTTATTATTAACGCTAAAATGGTAGAATCAATATTTCAACATGGTGAAGATACAGTATACCTATATACAGTAAATCAAGAAACTCCCCATGTGATTAAAGGGAATATTGAGGAAGTTAACAAGAAGTTAACCGAAGGTAGCAAGATTGATTCAATAGCCGGACTTATGGTTATCGTCTTTATTGGAATTTACATATTATCAACATTAGCAAATTTATTATCGTAATGAACTTAAACAAAATCGAATTGATCGGGCGTGTTTGCGCTGATCCGCAAGTAAAAACCTTCGATAACGGAGGGAAAGTATGTAACCTTTCTATCGCAACGAACGAAAGGGCATATAAAACGAGTAACGGGATCGAAGTTCCGGAAAAAACAGACTTTCATAATGTAACATTCAAAGGTAAATTGGCTGAGATTTGCGGGCAGTATGTTACCAAGGGAATGGAGTTATACGTAGAGGGCAGTTTGCACTATCGTAAATATACCGACTCTAATAACGTTGAAAGAACTATTTCTGAGATCGTTGTAAGGTCTATGCAGATGGGAAGAAAAGCAGGTGAGGGAAACCAGCCACAAGCCGGAGGCAACGGAAACCAACAGACGCCAACCGGAGGTTATAGCGGTCAACAGCAACCGCCTCAGCAGATGTTTACGCAAAATGATGATTTGCCGTTTTAAGGTAGTTTCTAAATTGGGGATGTATATTGCATCCCCTTTTTTGTGTTAAATACATGTTAAAACTTAAACTTTAGATTGCAATGTTAAATATTATCCTTATGTTTGCAATGTCAAAAGGAAACAAATTACTAACATTTAAAAATAAATATTATGGCAACAATGACATCAAAACAATTTTGTGAGAGAATGTATGGAATGTATCACTTACTTGGCGGTGGTGATTTCGGATGTGCTCACTGTTCAGACAATAGGTTTTCTTGCGGATATAGAAAGGAGAATACAGTTTTAACCAATGCACTTATGAAGGCGTGTGATAATCACAAAGTTCCTTATAAGATCGAGGCAAACGAATATTGTATTAATTTCGTAGTAGAATTTAAATAATAATAGCGGTAGAAATACCGCTTTAAACTTATAGTTATGGAAAGAAGAAGATTATCCGGTCAGTACAAAATAGCAATGTACAAAAACATAGGGAATGACACGTTTAAGGGAGTGGTAAGAACGGTAACAGGTTTCATGTATCAATGTGGCGCATATCAGTATTTTACTTATTGGGAAAATGACAATAAAATATCGGTTACAGAATCAAGTACAGGTTTCCGTGCAATGTCTTTGGATGTTGAAAAGGGAGAAACTCCTAAAACTACGCATGATAGGATAGTTGATAAGTTGAAAGGTTTTGATCCGTCTTTAGCAAACTGGAATAGTGCTAAAGAGATGATGAAGAAATATAATATTCCCTATCCTCTTAATGAATGGATCGTAGGACTAAAAGACATAAACCATGAATGAAGAAATAGAGAAAGCAAGATCGGTGAGTAACGAAGTTATTTCGGAAACTATCAGAAAATCGACTGAGAATATAAAGGCAATGGAGGACGATTTCAGATTAGTAAGAAAGAAGTTGCGGAAAATTGGCGATCGAATAAAATTTGAGAGAAAGAAACTTGATATATACAACGAAGAAATAAAAAGGAGGGTTAAGTATGGAATTTGGTAACTTACTGTTAGATAGATTGAGGTTCAACCGTGAAATGTTGGAGGCTAAACTTTCGGAAATATCCGCTAAGGAGAAAGAGATAAGAGTTCTAAAGAAAGAAGTTTCCGGTATAATGGATCACATATCAAAATTGGAAAGTACGTTAAATCTTGGAAAGCATTATTATTGCGGTGCTTGCTGCTATCTTGAAAGTAAATGCAATAAGGGGAAATATAAGTGCCTTGAAACCGGAGAATACAAGGAATATCACTGTAAGGCGTGTGAGAAATTTAGAGATTTACCATTTTAATAACTAATTATAAATTAAATATTATGATTGATTTTAATCAAAAAAGTATCTGTTTAACTAAGGAGTGTGCAGAACAGCATGAAAGAATGAAGGCAAAAGGTTTTTATGACTCAAATGTTTCAGAAACTAAAAAATGGGCATTGATAGTGTCTGAGTTCTGCGAAGCTATGGAGGCTGAAAGAAAAGGAAAGGTTGTAGAAAACGATGTTTACGATTTTGTTTTAGGATGTGAGGAAGATTTTGAGGATATATTTAAACAGTGTGTTAAAGACACTGTTAGCGATGAACTCGCAGACGTGTTTATTAGGTGTATGGATGCGATAGGTCATTATAATGGAAAAATAGAATGTCCTTCTGATATTTTTGTTTTTCAAAGTATGGTTAGTGACCATTTCAATAAATTGTTGTATTTTGAAAAATCTATTTCATCCCTTGTTTATTATGCTATTCAATTTGTTCCTTTTCCTGTGTTGGGCAATGATTATCGTATTAAAGATTATGTTCAACTGATGGCAATAGCCATTGCAGCCGCAAAGATTTATAACATAGACCTATCTAAAGCCATAGAGGCAAAAATAAGATATAACGAATTGAGAGGTCAAAAACATGGAAAAAAATATTAATTCAATTTATATGGAAGAGAAAATTATTGATTTAGCAAGAAGAAGCGTTTATTGCGGTGATCCGGAAGGTTATCAAGTTGGGGGATGCCATTACAAGGCGTCCGGCATGCAGCTTTCTGAATTTTTAGAAAAGAATAAAGTTGGTTTCTTGGAGGGGAACGCAATGAAATATGTGTTTAGGCACGATAAGAAGAACAAAGAAGAAGATCTGTTAAGGCTATCCAGTATATCCAGTTTATTCTAAAGTACAGATATGGCAAATACTTAGTAGGTGATACGCTGTTTAGTGAGGAAGAATATAAAAAGGCGATTGAACTTATTGAAAAACAAGATACGATTGAACTTGATACTACTTTTATCCGAAATGCGTTGAAAACCCAATCAATTGTTTCGCCTAAAATATCGGTAGAAAAAGCAAACTTGTATGTTGCAAAGCTAAGAGAGGTTAAAGCCGAATATATCGAAAATTTCGTTTTGTCGGATATACAAAAACACAGGCTTTTAGATATGGGTCTACAATGGATAAGAAATAGCACGTATTGCCTTAATTTTACGGCAAAAAATGGAGATATGATATGTGTTAAGCCTGGGCAATATATTGTGTTGTTTGAAGAAGGTAAATATCAAGTGTTCTCAAAAGGAAGGTTTGAATTTCTTTTTCAACCGAAATACTAATAAAAATAAATAATGATAGGTCACGTTGCAAATATAGCAGCGTGACTTTATTTTTATATTATCTATAATAGTGTTATTTTTGCGCATATTGAAAGATTATATTATTTGTAGTACAATATACCGAATAGAAATTATAACTTAAAAATACGTCTTAAAATGGATAAAAAAATAGGTTCAATGAAAAGAGGGCAGGGAAGGCACAGCCGGACGGACGAACAGACTGAAAGAGATCGTTCCTTTGCCTCTGATTTGTTTTTGAAAGGTTATTCTTATAGAAGGATAGCGGAAGCGATTAACGAGCGAAATAAGTCGGATGAAGTGCCGTATACAGTGACTTATCAAACAGTGTATAATGATATTCAATTTTGCTTAACTCAGTGGAAAAGAGAGCAGTTCGATAATATAGATCAGTATATTACGCAGGAACTTCAGTCTTTGGATAATGTAGCCCGTGAAGCGTGGGAAGAGTGGGAAAAGTCTAAGCGTCCCAAATGTAAGACAAAGTATATTTTAGGGAAGGCTAGGGAGGTGCAAAAGGAAACAACAACGGGTGATCCTTCTTTTTTGAATGTAGTTCTCAACGTGCAGCAAAGAAAAGCAAGGTTGTTGGGGTATGACTCACCGTTATGTATAAACTTGGTGGGAGATAAAGAAAAGGAAAAACCCAAATACGATTTTTCGGATGTCCCGGAGGACGTTTTAGAACAATTGGCAGATTCTTTGCAAAATACGGAGGGTAAAAAGTGAAAAAAGTAAATGAAATACCACCGGTTGAGATTGTGAAGTATGTTGCGAGGAAGAAGTTTAAGAACTATGCCAAATTCATAGATGATAAAATAGTTCTGAGTCAGTTTCACAAAACATACTACGAGATTCTCGATAGGTTTGCACATGGTAAGATCAAAAAATTGATTGTTACCGTTCCGCCTCAAACTGGAAAATCAGAGGGTAGCAGTAGAAAGCTACCTTCTTTCCTTTTGGGGCTTAACCCGTCTTTAAAGATATTGATCGGTTCTTATGCCGCATCACTCGCAGAGGGGTTTAATAAGGATGTACAAAGAATAATGGATACACCGGAGTATAAAAGCCTATTCCCCGACACCCGAATAATGGGAGAGGAAAAAAAATCGAGGTATCAAGCGTTTGCGAGAAACTCAAAAATGACGGAAACAATCGGGAAGGGTGGGTATATTATATCCGTTGGTCGTAATGGTAGCTTGACTGGTAAATCTGTGGATATAGCCATATTGGACGACTTGTATAAGGATCATATGGAGGCGAATTCTCCGATTATCAGGGAATCTGCGTGGAAATGGTACACCACCGTTGTAACCACCCGTCTACACAATAACAGTCAACAGCTTATTGTATTTACGAGATGGCACAAGGATGATTTAATAGGTAGGATCGAAGATAAAGAGAATGTTATCAATGTTGAAAAGTGGGAAGATTTGGATAATATCCCGGATGGCGCATGGGTTAAAATAAACTTTCCTGCTTTAAAGGTGGGAGAACCAACAGAAATTGATCCACGTTTGCCGGGTGAAGCACTTTGGGAAGAAAAACATAGTGCTAAGAAATTGAACGCACAAAGGGAACTTGATAGAAATGAATTTGAATGTTTGAATCAAGGAAACCCGGGTAGCGCTGAGGGGACTCTATACGGTAACTTTAAAACGTACACCGATAAAAATGATTTTGGCGTGTTGATCGGAAGGGGTAACTATACAGACTGTGCGGATACAGGTAGTGACTACCTTTGTTCAATTTGCTATGATAAGTATCAATCAAAAGAAGCTGTTTGGAATGAAAAGGAAAGGAGGTATAAGCATCTTATTTTCTGCCTTGTCACTGATATTATTTATACGACTGAGCCAATAGAGGTTACGCAAGTAAGTGTTCCCGACATGCTAAATAGAAATGATACAGATTATGCAAATATAGAAAGCAACAACGGAGGGCGATCTTTCGCTGTTAATATAAGCCCTAAAACCAAGACTGAAATAAATTGGTTCTGTCAGAAGTTAAATAAAGAGGCTCGTATATTATCGAACGCTGCAAACGTTACTCAGTCTATTGTTATGCCGTATGGGTGGGAGTCACGTTTCCCGAAATTCTACGAACATATAACAAATTACCTTCGTGAATTTTCAGCGAATAAGCACGATGATGCGGCAGATGTTTTAACTGGCATAGTCGAGAAAGAAGTTATTCCAACTATATATCAAAAAAGAAGAGGAATAAGGGTTATAAACTGATAAAGTAGGAAAATGTATCAGACTTTCAAGTTTATACGGTATATTTGCAAAGTAAAATCAATTGTTTAACTAAATTTTTATAATTATGTTGTATTGTGATTGTTCTTTAGGAGCAGCACTTCCGGATATTCCCGCATTTAGCTGTCCCGACAATTTCGGGCAAGTTCAAAAACTTGCTTTTCAGAGACTCGAAAAAACGGCAGGAACTGCAAATACTATGACTGCCGAAAGTATCGTAAAGTTGGCTACATGGACTCCTTTACTGTCAGCGAAAGACGGTACTAAAGTAGTAGTTACGCCTTATATTTACGAGCCGACAGTAGAGGCGGGCGCTGCCCTTACTTATGGAGGCGGAAACGCAACTCCCGGAGGTATTGTAGAAATTTTAGGGTCGGAGTCGACACCGTTTACAGCTTCGTTCAAGAAGTTGCCGCAAACCATTATTAAGGCGATGAAAGCGTTAATGTGTGAAGCAGGGCAGATCGGTGTGTTCCTTATCAATGGAAACGGTCAAATCGCTTGTGATAAGACGGGTGGGAATTTGCACGGTTTCCCTGTTTGGTCGCTGTTTATCGGTGATAAGACTATCGGAGGTTTAGAAGCTCCGGATAGCAATGCTATTACGTGGAACTTCATGCCTAATTGGTCGGACAACTTCACTATCGTGAAACCTGAGTTTAACCCTCTGACTCAGTTAGTGCCTTCTACGGGTGTAGGCGGATGATAGCTAAAAAAACGTATATTTCCCTCAGTTGTGAAGAACTGGGGGAAACTCGTTTATTCGATATTGAACACGCTGAGAGACTTTTGGGAATGGTTAATAATGGAGGGTGGCATATACCGGAGGACTCAGAATTTAAATTAAATGAAAATGGGAAAATCATTAGACGAAATAAGGGAGATATACAGACATCCGGAGGGGATCAGTCAAATAGCGAAAGCAAAGGAACACGAAGAAAGAATAGCGTTTCACACACGGGTGAGAACGAGTGATGATCGTAATAAGCCAGTAATTGACTTTCTTTCTAAGGTTAAGACGTGGATAGCGAAAGATAAATATGATATTTTCCTATCTATGTTCCATTTCCCGGTTAAAACAAATGGTGTTACTTCTGAGATATTCGACAAACTGAGCCGTGTTTTCGATGGTAGGAATCCGGTTTATAACTATCAGTTTAAATCATCTGAGGATCGGGATGACTGGGAGTATTACCGAAAGGATGTTTTAAAAGAACCTTCGGTTTGGAGTACGGACGGTTGGGATAATTTCAAGCATAGAATTAACTCTGTTTTGGTTGTTGATATGCCGGAGGTACAGGTAGGAGAAAAACCAGAGCCGTATTTTTTTTGGTTGCCTATTGCAAACGTACTTTCTTATCGCACATGTGGGAAAGACTGTAATTTGATGGCTTATATCATGTACGTAACGGACGAAAATAAGATCGTCTATATTGATGAAGAACGTTATGTAAGATTTGATAAAACGAGGGAAAACGACTTGATTTTAGAGGTAGACAATATGCACGATTTGGGCTATTGTCCGGCTCGTTTCTTTTGGTCTGACTCTATATCATTGAGTGAACCCGACATTAAAATAAGCCCTATAACGAGCGAACTCGACTCTTTCGACTGGTATCTTTATTATTCCACTGCAAAGAAGCATTTAGATTTATACGCGTCTTATCCGATTTATTCCGGTTATGAACGTGATTGTCACTATGAGTCACACGATGGCAAAGAACGGTGCGATGATGGTTTTTTAAAGAACGAAAAAAACGAGTGGATAACAGGTGCGGACGGAAAACCGATGGCGTGCCCGATTTGCTCAAGCAAGCGGTTGCGGGGTGCAGGCTCTTATGTTGAGATACCTATCCCGGATGAAATGCACAACGTTCCCGACTTGAAAAACCCGATAACTATGCTATCCGCTGACACTGGGTCACTCGAATATAACGTAAACGAGGAAAAGAGGCTGAGAGAGGAACTCGTAAGATCGGTAACAGGCGGAGAAGGAGAGTTAAATAGGTCTGAGGCTATTAACGAAAAGCAAGTTAAAGCGGGTTTTGAGTCCTTGACTACTAAACTAAACAGAATCAAACGAGGCTTCGAGGAAGCGCAAACATTCGTAGACTCTACTATCTGTTTACTCCGTTATGGTGATAGCTTTGTTTCTTGCAATATTAACTACGGTACTGAGTTCTATATCTATACACCGGAAGAGCTTTCAGAGCGTTATAAGATCATGAAGGAAACAGGAGCGTCCGAGGCGGAACTTGATGCACTGAGGCAACAGATCATCGAAACGGAGTATCGGAACGACCCTACACAGATGCAAAGGTTATTAATCCTTAACGAGATAGAGCCTTATTCACACTTAACGAGAGAAGAAGCGGTAAATCTGTATAAAGAAAACGTTATAAGTGAGGAAGATTTGCGAGTTAAATTAAACCTTCCTACATTTGTGCGTAGATTTGAAAGGGAGAACATGAATATCATTGAGTTCGGTTCTGCACTTGACTATAAAAAGAAAATTGAAATAATTATTAACACTTTAAAAAAGTACGCAAATGGTTTACAGAACGGATCAGTTAGATCAACTGAATGAAAGTAATTACGTTTGCCCGCAGGATGAAGTTAAATTGTATCACGTTATCCAAGAAGTGAAAGAATTTAATCCGAAAACAGGGCAAAGAATCAGCGTCCCGGTGTTACAAAAATACAAGCGAAAGACTTTTGAACTTGATATTTTGCCGAGACTGCCAAGATTGGGTTATACATTGAGAATTGTTTTCGACCCGGTTAAATATGAATCTACAATTTCAGAGGCAAGACGAGCCGCAGGACTGGCAGCGAGAGCCGAGGCAAAAATGAAGGCAGACGAAGAACTGAGAGAGCAAATTAGACGTGAAGAAGCTGCAAAACTTCGTGCGGAGTTGAAGAAACAAAAAGAGAAAGGAGAAAAGTAATGTTAACAGTAGATTTGCTTAGACAGAATAAAGCGTTATCGGAGCTATCGGATGAAGTTCTTAACGCTATTTCAGAACTTTCAAAAAACGATGAAGCGCAGACGGTTGCGGCAAAGGTGAGAGAAACCGAAAACAGTATTGCTACTCAAATGAAGGAGGCTTTCGGTATTGAAGGTGTAACCGATCTCGATTTGAAAACCGCAATTGAGTTTGGCAAAACAAAACTTTCTAAATCTGATACCTCAGCTTTTGAAAAACAGATTAACGATCTGAAAGAAGAACTAAAAGCTGAGAAAGCTAAAAAGGGAGGCGACCGGGATACTGATAAAATCAATCAGCTTACAGCCGAACTAAACGACACCAAGCAAAGATTTGCTGAGTTGAACAACCAACTTTCAGAGAAGGAAAAGGAGTTTAACGGTAAGTTGAACGATTACAAGATCACTTCTTACATTTCAAGCGCAATGCAGGGGATGAAGTTTAAGAAAGATATTTCAGAGCCAGTTTTAAACGTTGTGAAGCAGCAGGCGGTTAACTTGCTTAAAACTCAATTCTCACCAACTTTGCAAGGTGACGAAGGTTCTGAAAGTCTTATCTTTATGAAAGACGGTGTTCCTTACAACAACCCTGCAAATAGTCTGAAACCGTTTACCGCATCAGAACTTCTGTCTCAACAGTTTGAACAGTTCGGTGTTCTTGACAAAGGTAGACAGGCAGGAGGTGCGGGTAGTTCCGGAGGCGGACAGGGTAACGGTAGCTTGCTTGATTTAAGCGGTTGCAAAACCAAAGTAGAGGCAAACAAGGTTGCGCAGGAGTATTTAGCTAAGAAAGGTTATACAAGCGAGTCGGAAGAGTATCAAACGGAGCTTGATAAAATTTGGGTTGAAAACAAGATCGCAGATTTGCCAACAGAATAACTAAAGAGGGGGTTAAACCCCTCACAATATAAACTTTAAAACAATAGATTTATGTCGTTAATTGCTACAAGAACACAGGAGTTCAGATTAAAGAACCCTAACATTGACAAAAATATGGCTCGCATGACCGAATGGGGTGCGTATGACTTCTTTTTGTCTCAAACAAATGCGATGGACTCAATGCTTTCCGATGAAACTAAGCGTAGAGCGTTCGCCTCGATGGGAAGCGATATTAAGATTCCCGTAATTGATTACGATAAAAACGTAACAGTGTCAAACGCTCGCACATGCGTTATCGCAGATGCGGAAAACACTTCACGTTTGATCGGTGTAACGTGGAAAACCTATGCTTTCGGTTTCACTATGACACCGAACATGTATTCAAACAACGAAATTGATTACCAACAGGACTGGAACAGAAAGCTACAAAAGCACATCCGTAAGTTCATGGATACCGTTGATAAGGACGCTATTGCGGCTTTGGAGGCAAACAAAACGCAAGTGTTCGGAAACTTGCTGTATTACACAAAAACGGGTAACGATGTACAGGTGAAATTCACTCAGCGCAACGACATCCTCAGCGACTTGCACCCGATGTTCCGTGCAAACGACTATTCCGGTCAACTTCATATCATTGGCGACACTGGTGTAGATTCAATGTTGCGTAAACTGGAACAGCACGGTTTGTACAATGACGTTAACAAACAGTTGGAGTATGCAAACAAAGTGTTCCATTTCACCAACAACATGACTTTAGAGTCGGAAAACTTCGCTCAGATGTATGCTGTTGAATCGGGTAACGTTGGTTTGTTGACCCGTGTAGACCGTGCAGCCTACAACAACACTAAATCGGGCACGCATAAATTTGGAAAAGTTGTTCTTCCTTATTTCGGTAAAGAGGTCGGAACACACTACTACGAAGAGGTGGGCGATCAGTCGGCTATCGCAGGCACAGCAACTGCCGACATGACTTGTGACGTTAAACATTTCTACGGTTTCTCAGTAGATATTGCTTTCGTAGTAGCTTTTAACTCCGATCCTACAACAATCGCTAACCCGATTATGAAGATCGAAGTAAACAAAGAAAATTCTCAGTTTGGCGGAACTCCGGTATTTATCACCAATGCAGATCAGATAGGCGGAGGTTCTCCGGCTGGCGAATTATCGGTTAACCTTGCTAAAATCGGAGGTAGTCCGGTTGCTGAATCTGCCTTGAAAGTAGATTTGGATAAAGTCAAAGGTACAGCGGTTTCGGCTACTGGTGGCGTAGTTGATGTTAAAGTCAATGCGCAGGCTGCAAATCTGAATGTTGAGGTGAAGAACTCAACAGATTCACCCGTTAACACAAAGGAAGTTCCGGGAACGTAACGAGAAAGTAAACTAAGTATTAACAAAGGGAGGGGGACAAAATCCCTTCCCTTTTTTTATTTATAACCATGTACAGATTAAAGGATATACAAAAAGAACTTGCCACGCTCGTAGGATGGCGGCAGTCGTACGATAGAGACGCTAAGATAGACGAAAGTTTAACGGTGTCCGATAGTGGTGTTATGTTTCAAGACGTTCACCCGCTTGTGACGCTAAGAAATATTGAATCTATTATGCCACTTGATTACTATTTACGTTATCCGGAGTATCGGGATACCGACACTTATAAGCCGGGTGACAAGGTAGTTTACGGCAAGGACGTGTTAACGCTTCGTCCGGACGTATGGGAGGCAATAACAGAGAATGTTGGTGTAGAGCCTTCCGATGGTGATAACTGGAAACGGTACAACCCACTAAGCGATTATTTACGTGAATTGAACGAAAGAGCGATCACCAATACCGTTACTCGCTTCATCAATGAAAAGTTGATTGCAGGGGAAACAAAGACGCTTTTAGAGCGTACAAACTTCTTCGATGGTTCGGGTAAGATAAATAACGAGATTGACCCTACCGATAGCATTGTAGGATATGAAATATTGCCAGTCCGTTCTATGGGGGTAACAACCAAGATCGAAAAGATAGGTTTGCAGTTTAACAAGCCGGGAAAGGTAAAACTTTACCTTATGCACACCTCACAGGTAGACCCGATTAAGACGTTTGATTTGAATTATACTAAAAATGGTTCTTACCAATGGTTTGATGTCGGTAACGATGTGTTACTCCCTTATATGTCTGAGGAAACCTCACCCGGTGGTTTGTGGTACTTGTGTTACGATCAAAAAGAATTGCCTTTGGGTATGTATGCTATAAACGTATCTAAGGACTTTTCACGTGACCCGTGCGGTACTTGTAATATCGGAAGTGTGCAGGCGTGGAGAGAGCTAACAAAGTACATCAGAGTGTCGCCGTATAGAGTTGACTCTACGCAGTCGGAGGATGGTGTAAAGATGTGGAATATAGAAATGAACATGTATACGTCTGCAATCTGCTACGGTTTAAACGTTCAATTGTCGGTAGGATGTGATATAACTGACTTTATCATTCAGTCTAAGTATGCCTTCACGCATGCCGTTTCCCTGCAAATGGCTTCTTATGTGCTGCGAGAACTTGCATTAAATCCGAACGTTCGGCAAAATGCCAATCAATTGAATATCGACCGTGAAACGCTATTGTACGAGGTTGACGGAAACTCACAGGGACGTGCGCAGGGTATCGGATACGAACTAAAGAAGGCTTTTGAGGCTCTTTCTATTGATACAAAAGGGATGGATAGAATATGCCTTTCTTGCCGGAACAACGGGATAAGATTTAAAGCAACATGATAAGCGGTCTAATAGATAAGTTTAAAAAGGTAGGTGAGGAACTCGACACCGGAGAAATAGCAAAAAAGATTGTGCGTGACAATGATAATATACTTATTGACATGAACGCACAAGATCAGCTATACGCCAAGGGTGTTAACCGTTTGGGCGTTCGTATAGACGAATACCAGCCCTACCGACCCTTAACTATACAAGTCAAAATAGAAAAGAGGCAACCGTACGACCGGGTGACACTAAAAGACACAGGAGAGTTTTACGACTCTTTTTATGTTGAGACAGCAGAAGATCGGTTTTACATAAAAGCCTCAGATGAAAAAACTAATTGGCTTATCAAAAAATACGGTGCTGAAATTTTCGGGTTAACAAATGATTCACTTGCTGAGTTTATTAACGATTATGTGAAGGACGAAGCATATAACAGAGTAAAGGAGATATTAAATGAACGATAGAGCTATAATTAGACCAAATGCTACACTTTTCGATAAAACGATAGCCTATGTACAGGTAAGCCTAACAAAATCGCTTAAATGGCTTAATTTCGCTTTCGGGAACGTGGTTAAATTGGTAGAGAGAAACGAGAGGGGGAAATTTGTTACCCCATCAGTGTATTTTAAGGGAAATGATTATTTGCGCTTAGAGCCGGACGATAAGCGGGGTAACGTTTGCTTTTTCTACATGCACGACTCACAAGATTACGAAGGGGGAGACTCTTTATCTGGCTTTGGCGATCTGAGGGGGACGGTTAGCATTATCTTTTGGTTCGATACTCGTAAAATAGCGGGCGCAGAATATTACAACGTGGAGTTTGTAAAGTCCGAAATACTAAGAGCATTAACGCATGAACTTTATCTGCCATCCGGTGATATACAGGTGAGAAAGATATTCCACGATGCCAACAACGTATACAAGGAGTTTTCTATCCAAAAGACGGATAATCAATACTACGTTTATCCCTATGCGTGTTTGCGGTTTGAGTGTGATATTCATTGCGAAGAAGGGTGTTATTAAAGGGGAGTTTTCCCCTTTTGTGTTAAATACGTGTTAAAACTTAAAGTTTCGCTTGCAATATTAAATAAAGTCCTTATATTTGCAGTGTCAAAAGGAAACAAATTACTAACAATTAAAACTCAAAGTTATGAAAAGATATTTTGTAAACGGAAAAGAGATAAGCGAACAAAAAGCAAAAGAGATTGAAACTAATAATAAAAAGTACATGGAAAGCAACGATCTTTCTCTTTGGGCGAAATGTGAATTTATAACAGTTATCGGAAAGTAAAACAATTGGGGGTAACACCCCACATAAAAAAACAAATATATGACTACTTACATTTATAAAGGACAAAAGATAAGCCACTCCAAAATATTATCCCTATTGCGTAGTGCAGGCATTTACGGAGGAAACAAGCTATCACATTATGAAGCTTTAATTAAAGCTGCCGAAAACGGCAACGAAAGAGCCACATATATTTTGAGAGACTTAAAAGTGATATAATAACCGTGGGAAACCACACAAATATTAAAGGTATGTTTTACAAAGAAAGAATTGAGAATTTAGAAAAGAGAGTTAAGGAACTGGAAAGAAAGGAAGGTGTTTCAAAACTTTCGGAAGAGGTATCTAAAAAGTTGATACTTGCTTTGGTTGATTCTAATAATGAAGTAGTAAGAAGAATATTTGATGATGTGGGGGGTAGATCAATATTTGGTACTGATGTACTTTCACCGAAAGTCGGAGGTATTCACGCACGTAATGCGGTGTTTAGTGGAGAGGTATTCAAACAAGCGGTGTCTAACGGTATATCCGATTATTTAAAGAAGGTAGAAGAGGATAAGACGGAAGCGCCTACTATTGCAAGCGTGTTAGAAAAAGCACGAAGGAATGCGATGGCGATACAGGAACTTTTAAAACGAACCGAATGCTCGAACGTGAACGAAGTAATAAGCAAGTTTGAACTTGGCGTTTCTTTAAAAAAGATGTATGATGAAGAATCACGCAAAAGAAAAGAGCTTGCACAACAAAGAGAACTTCTAAATCGTGATTTAAGCAATCAAATAGCTAAACTTTCTGATAAAAACCAATCTTTGATGCAAAGTGAAAAAAGCCTTATTTGCAAACTTGCTGATAAAGAATCGGAATTAAAGAGAGTGGAAGAACTTTCAGACGGTAGATATAAAGAAGTCGTTTGGCTTCGTGGCGAACTGAAAAATCAAGAACAGGCGGTAGAAAAACTAAAAGACGAAAACAAACAGCTTAAATATGATAATTCGAAAATGGCAAAAAGAACGGTTGATTCTATTTGTTCAGAAGCGGATATTGCGGTAGGATATTCAAATTTGCAAAAGAGATGTAAGGATTTGGAAAGAGATAAAAAATCATTGCTTAATTCCGAGAGAGAATTACAAAAACAAGTATTTGACCTTTCGAGAGATAAAAAATACTTGGAGATGGCAAACACTGCACTCCTGCAAGAAACTCGTAAAATTAGAGAGTCTTTGAACGAAAGAATTAAGAAGCTAAGACAGAGACTTAAAAAATCGTCTATCAGTTACAGAGACTTAAAAGAAAGCATTTCGCACAACGGTTTGAAATCAGTATAACAATAATAGCCGGGATATTATCACGGCACAATATTAAAAGATATGTTGAATGTAGATTTGCGAATAAAAAGAATAGAGCCAAAATTAGGCGATATTGTAACTGTCGTAGAGGAAGATTTTACAACGGTAGTAAAAGCGATTCCATACGAGGGAGGGACTTGTTTTGGATGTGCTTTTTATGTTGAGTTAGATTGTCCTTATTTCGTTAAGTGTGTTAAGAATGGAGTGATGTTTGAATTGGTAGAAAGAAAAAGAACTAAGGAGGTTGAAAATGAATAGAATATCTTTGTCGGATAGAGATAGATTCGTACCGAAAGAGGGGGAAGTATTTTTTTGCAGAAGTTCCGGCAAAGGGGATAGACCGGAAGGTAGAGATCGTTTTTTAAAATTAATCAATAACGTAAAATTGTAATAACATGGAAAAGAAAGAATTAGGAGTAGAACAGTATGTGACAACTGGAACAATGTTTATTACAGGAGAATTTAAGCCGGAGAAAAAAAAGTTGGTTTTGTCCGAACAAAGGAAAGAGGCTATTTTGGAGTATCTGAAAGAGAGTGACGAGTTTCACAAACTGGTATGCGATATAACCGGAGTTGAACGAAAGCAAGAAAAAATATCTACAGAACTCGAAAAGCTAAAAGAGGAATATTCGCATATGTGCGAGAGTTATGAAAATGAAAAACAGCAAAGAAATGATTTGCTTCGCAAATGGAAAGATGAAACGGTAAAGAGAATGAAAATGCAAACTACTTTAGAAGAGCCTTGCTCATATCACGACAATATGATGAATAGGATCAAAGATTTGTTGAAAGAGGTTGATATGCCATCTGTAAAACACACAATTGAGGCGTTAAAGTCTGAGAGGGCAAATGGGAAGTTGTTTGCAGAGCAATGCGAGCTATTAAAAAAGGAAAACAAACGACTAACCGACGAAGTAGAAAAGCTAAAAGGAAAGTTAGGCAGAGCCTCAAAACGATATGGGGAGTTGATTAAGATAATCAGTGATAAAGCTATAAAATCAATTTAATATAAAATGTCCGGTGTTAAAGCCGGACTTAAAAATAAAGCATTATGAAAGTAGTAGAATTGAGAACGTTGAAAATTGAACCGGAAATAGGCGAAGAGGTAACCGTTGAAACAAATGAATATACTTACTCGTGTATTGCAGAGAAAATCAAAGACATTTCATGTGAGGGGTGTTTATTTGATCGCTTACAAAAGTGTGAATATATACGATGTTCCGGGCGTTTTAGAAGAGATGGAAATGAAATTATACTTAAATGTACATCAAAAAAAAGAAGGGAGTTTGAAAATGCGTAGGGTATCAATGAGTGATAATGTACTATTTGAACCGGAAGAGGGAGAGGTATTCTTTGCGGAGGTACCGAACAAGAGAATAGATAGAAAAGTGAAAACAATATCGTGTATTAATGGAGACGCATGCGAGAAATGTGTTTTTAGTAGTGGCGAACTTGCTAATCTATGTTGGCGTATATGGTGTTTTAATGGTGATGGGTCTAAACTAACATTTAGGAGGGTGAGAGATGGGGAAATTTAAAAGCGTTGAACTATATGATACCTTCACAATGAATCACCCGATAACAGGGGAAATGATAAGAGTGCAAACAATGGAAGGCAACAATGTAATATCATGCAGAGAATGCCTATTTAGACAAAAGGAGTTTAAAAAGATATGCCCGCTTATGTGATGTGTAGACATGGCTACGGGAAAGTGTCAAACCTATAAATAAGTAAAGTTATGAAAAGATTAGATTTATCATGCCTGCCACTAAAATTAGATGTAGGAGAAGTTATGGAAGTTATAGACCATGAAGGGAAACACCACTTAATAAAGTGCGTACAGTCTAAAAATGGCGGTAGCTGGTGCGAAGGATGTTTCTTCGCTAAAACAGCTAAAAACTTTAGTTGTACTCAAGTCAAATGTTCGAAAGGAGAGAGGGAACAGGATGTGAGATATATAGAACTTCCGGCAAAGAACGAGTTCAAGGAAGAAGAAGAAAACAATATGAAAACACTCACATTTGAAGATCTATCAGAATGAAGCAAAAGAAAGTGAGAGATTTTGAGGTGTTCGAAGTAGTACACCCGATCACAGGGAATAAAATCAAAGTTCAAGCAATACCACGGGATACTATTTCATGCAACGGATGTGCCTTCCGAAAGGGAGATTTAGAAAGCATGTGTAAAGCATATCTGTGCTTTAGTGAAAGAACATTAGATTGTTTAGTGTTCAAGAAAGTAAAGTAGACATTCAAACGAAATGTTACAGAGTTTTAAAAGTTAAAGTATTAATTTAAATGTGTTGACTTATGAAAGAAGAAGTTGTTTTAATGCTCTCTGAGCTAAGATCGCAAATTGATGATACAATTAGTCGTGTTGAGAAAGAAAGTGCAGCAGATAGCAAAGAAATAATGTCTACATTGAAGTGTTGTGATTTGATTGATGTAGGCGATTTTTTACTCTCCCCTCCCTCACGCTTTTTAGATTGGTGTGCTAACTGTGGTTTTTTGGATGTGGAAGAAGAAGTATTCACTATAAGAGGGCGTTCGTCAATTGCGCATAAATATGTATCAAAAAACGATATAATTAACTTGGGTAAAAACGGCAATGTGTTCGTTCACCCTTCATTGTTGTATGTCTATTTAAACCGTGGAAAGAATGAATAATACAAAGGACTGGGGGGACTACCGCAAAGATGTGAGTTACTCCGAAAAGTTGGACGAATATATAGCCAATATGATAGATCACAATGAAAGGGAGAGACTAAAGACACTTTTAGATATTTGCGAGAAAAGCAAGGATCGCAGTTGCAATCTTCCTATCGACTGCGAAATATATCTTCCTTTATGTGATTTGTTGTATCCACAGCAAATACCTGGTTTTATGATGTGGGCTGATAAGATGGGGTATATTCGGCGTGAGGAAGATAAGATTATCGTTGTTTCGTCTATGATTAAAAGACGGCTTATCGTTGGCTCTCTTAAAGTTATGCCGGAGATTGTGGAGGCGTTCGTTTTGTACAGAAAGCATGTAGGTTAGGGGTCTTTTGACCCCTTTTCTTATTTATAAACATTTCGTTTTTATCCGCCTCCTGGGCCTCTGAGACTAACGTTTTAATAATCAATATCTTTGCAAAATTGCTTTTTATTCATACTTTTGTACAAACTAATATTTGAATTATGGAGATTTATAATTATTTTCTTTCTTGCGTGCTACTTGTTTCGTTTGTAGCGGCATTTTGTGTTAACTTTGCCCGAAAGACGGGTGTAATTGAACGGATGTCAGTGTTTGGTGATTCTTGGTTATCTAAGGAGTTCCGGTGGTATGGTGATAGATCACTGATTAACGAGCTAACTAACTGCGATTTCTGCCTATCGTTTTGGGCGTGTGTAATTTGTTCGGTGATTGTGTCGATCGGAACGCTAAGCCCTATTTTCATCCTTACACCGATATTTGCAACACCTATTTGTAGAATTTTAATTTAATGATTATGGAGATTAGAAATTATGTATCAACTATCCCGCCTTTCGAGATCGTGAAGGCGGTTAAGTTTAACGGTGATATTCACGAATTAGCGCAGCTATTGCCAAGTTTTGAACTACTTTCCGCAATGGATGGTGTGATGATGGCACGAATAAATGATAACGCTTTCCGTGTGTTTGATAACGATTATATCGTTCTTGGCGAAAATGTTACTTACTCAGTCGATGAAGAAACGTTTGCCATATTATACGAGCAGGCAGATAAGGAGGTGACGAATGAACACGATTAAGGTAGGGAATCACACGGTAACGGTATACGAAGGCATTGACGAAATGCCTATCGTCCGTTATCAGAAGTTTAACCGTCTTATGCTGATTGAGTCGGGAGTCGGAAGTACTATCGAGGAACTCGACACGCATTTGCAACGTGCAATAATCTATTGCAGGACTCAGCCGGAACATACGTATAACGAGCTAATGAATCTAAGGCAGTGTTTCAACATGGCAGCGAATGGTGTACATCCTGGAATGATGGCTTTTGCCGCCTTCGTTAAGTCGGTCGATGGCGTGGAATATCCGGTTAACGCATCCGACTCTGATCTAAAGGCGATATTTGACAGCCTCAGCGATGCAACTATTAACGAACTTTCTGAGCCGTTTCAGAAGGTCAAAAAAAAAATAGAGGCGGAAGTATCGGTATACTTCCCACGGATGGCGGACGATCCTCTGATTAAAGAGTATTACGATATTAAACTATCGCTGATAAAAGCAAAGTTAGACAAACTTGTGAACAACGTAGATAACAGTGAGGCGGTGAAGGAAATAGAGGATAAGTTACTAACCTTCTTCCCGCCTCGAATATTCTACGGTACTGATTCTGTCGAGATAAAGACGGATAAAGAGTTTCAAGAAATGTGCTTAGTTATCACGCAGAATATGCACATAAATGCACGTGAAATGTCGGTGTCTGAGTTTTACACCGCTTTTGAGATGATTAAGAGACAGGCAAAAAGGAGTAAGAACAAATAAATTTAAATCAAATGGCGAACGAAGTAAAGGGAATAAAGTATAGCGATCTTATACAGCCTGACAGCAGTATAAAGGACGCTATTACGCAGTTGGAAGGACTGCAAAAGATATATGACTCTATGTTAAAGCGTATCGAGGAAGGCGCAAAAGGTCTGCAAAAGCCTATTTCAGAAGGTGGAGGCGCAACGGAGGAAGGGCGCAAAAAGATAGACGCCTACGAAAAGCAAGTGCGATCCTTGGCGAACGCTGAGATACAATTGAAATTGGCACTGACAGAGACAGCGCAGGAAATCGCAGTATTGAAGAAACAGACAGCCGATCAAAACTATCTGAATAAGTTGCAGGCGAAGTTGGCTAATAGTATGGCAGGAAGCTATAACGCTTTGTCGGCACAATACGAGCTAAACAAAATAAAGATGAATAACCTGTCGCAGGCTTATTTGGAGAATACGGAGGCAGGAAAGAAGCTTGTTAAAGAGACTGCGGAGATTTACGCAGCGATGGATAAATACCAAAAGAGCACGGGAAAGCACACGTTAAGCGTGGGTAACTACAAACAGGCGTTCGATGGTTTAGGCTTTTCTATATCACAGGTCGCTCGTGAACTCCCGTCCTTGGCGATCAGCGCAAACACCTTCTTCCTTGCTATTTCCAATAACATTCCGATGGTTATAGACGAAATACAGAAGTTGCGTGCGGCAAACCAGGCGGCAGCGAAGGCAGGGGAAGCGCAGGTAAGTATAACCGGGAAACTGGTTAAATCTCTGTTCTCGTTTAATACCGTGATGGTGTTGATATTGGCCGCCTTTTCTATTTGGGGTAAGGATATAATCAACTGGATAGGTAGCCTATTCAAAGGTAAAACAACGGTAGACCAATTGAAACGATCTACTACTGACTTGAAAGATGCCATGTTAGAGGCTGGAAAGAGTGCCGTAAACGAGTCTGTGAGACTGAACATCTTGTATAAAGCTGCTACCGATTCCACACGCAGCCAAAACGAGCGCTTAAAGGCTGTTAAGGAACTAAAGAAAGAGTATCCGGAGTACCTTAAAAACCTCTCTGATGAAGCTATTATGACAGGAAACGCATCAAAGGAGTATAAGGAACTTGCAAAACACATTCTATCGGTAGCAATGGCACGTGCCTACGAGGAAAAGATACAAAAGAACGCAAAGGAAGTTATTGACCTCGAAGAAAAAAAGAACCAAGTATTAGAGGAAGGTCGGAAGACTTACCAAAAGCAACAAAAGGAGATCGAGGAACTTAAACGTTCGTCTAAGGGTATCGGTGTTGGTGCGGTGGCTTTGGAAGCGGCTTTACAAGGGCAGGCGTCCGCATGGAATACCGCCAAAAAGGAGGCAAAGAGATATGACGAACAAATAGCAGTTATCAATAAGTCGAGTGAGGAACTTGCTAAAAAGGTGGTTATCCCCGATCTTCTTGCAGGGGACAAAGGAGGTAAGACGAAGGAAAGGACAAAGAAGGACTTTGATCTACAAGCTGAGTATGAAAATAGCCGTATAGCTCTTATTATTGATTCACGTTTGAAAGAGCAGGAAGAACGTAAAAAGGCAACGGCAGATGAACTGAAAAAGCTAAAGGAGAGCACAACGGAGAAACAAAGAGCTACGCAGTTATATGCTGATACTGTATACAATATAGAGGCAAAATTGCGTAGAGACTTGGAGAAACTGCAAAACGACTGGCGGGTAGAGGACTTGCAAATCACGCATGACCGATTGAGTGAACGCCTAAAAGCTGTTAGACGTGGCACGGCTGACGAACTATTAATTCAAGTGCAGCTACTCGAAAACGAAAGAGCGCAGGACGAATTGCGCATTAAGCAGTCAACCGATAGCGAACAGGTAAAGAATGAACGTTTGCTTATCCTGCAAAGATCGTATCAGCTTGCATCTATCCAACTGCAAAAGGATTTCACGGAAAATCAAGACAAGCGTATAATTGATCGGTCGGTGTTCCGACTTAATCAGCAGCAGCAGGCGGAAAGTGCAGCCTTTAATATCGTGCAGCGTTCGGAGAAAGAACAGAGCCGTTTCCGGTTGAAATTAGAGCGTGAAAAGTGGGAGCAAATATTAGAGTTAACAAGGCAGTACGGAGAGCAAATCACGGGATACAACGTAAAGACGGTAGAGGATACTATTAAGGGAATAGACAATGCAATTAAGCGTGATACTTCCGGATGGGATAGCAATCAAGGCGTGTTTGGCAATCTGTTTGATCTCGTTTTCGGAGACGCCTTTAGCGCAAAAGATGGTAAGTCGGGCGCAGAGCGTGCAGAACAGTTTAAAGACTCCATTTTAGAGGCTTCGGAGTTCGCCATAGAGAACCTAAAGAGTGTTGCGCAGGCAAGGGTAGAGGCGGCAGAAGTGGCGGTACAGGCAGCAGAGAAAGAAGTTTCAGCCCGACAAAAGGTTTTGGACGCTGAGATACAAGCGAGGGCGAACGGATACGCCAACAACGTAGCAACCGCACAAAAAGAGCTTGATTTTGCACGCAAACAACAGGAAAAAGCGCTGAGGGATAAGAAGAAGGCGCAGAAGCAGCAAGAACGTATAGATACACTTATGCAGGCAAGTTCTTTGGTAACCGCAACCGCTAACCTATGGAAAGATTTAGGTTTGGCAGCGATCCCGGCTATTGCGTTGATGTGGGGATCATTTGCTTTTGCTAAGATAAAAGCCTCACAGCTATCTAAAGCCTCGCAGGACACAGAGGAATACGGGGACGGTACGGTAGAAATGATTGATTACGGAGGTTCGCACGCATCCGGAAACGATGTAGATTTAGGTACGACTAAGGACGGTAAGCGTAGACGGGTAGAACGTGGTGAATACTTCGCAGTAGTGAACAAACGTTCATCTCAGAAGTATAAGAAACTCGTTCCGGACTTGATTAATTCGCTAAATAAGGGTACTTTTGAACAGAAATACTTAAACGCCTATTCCGGTAGTGATGAAGTAACGAATATAATGCAAGGTTCAACGGTTGATCTGTCTAAGGTCGAAAAAGATCTGAAATCAATCAAAGAGCAGGGACGTGTTAAGTACATCACAGGTGCGGACGGCACGATAATTGAAGTAAGGGGAAATATTAAACGAATAATTAAATCATAATGAACGTTAAAGATTTGCGGTTTAAATTGGGGGGTGTAGAAATACATCCCCACTATTCAGAGCTAAAACGGAAGTTTGGCAAAGAGAATCAACAGGAGTTTTTCAGAGAGTCGATAGAGGGGAGTTTAACGCTGATAGGGGCGGACTACCTTCTTGTTAAAAATGCGAGTATTGAGGATATTTTGTACTTGCAAATAGAGCAAAAGGATAAAGGGCAGCTATCAACGCAGTATCAAGTAATATTTGAGGGCTATTTCAGTAAGACAGATTGTGAGATAGACAGCGATAACCGGACGTGCAAAGTCAAGATAAGCCCACGAGATGAATATACCGATATAATGAAGGGTATTGAGAACAAATACGATCTTATTAAGCTTGCACCTGCTTTGTCGCAAATAGGGGTGGCAAAACGTCCGCTTATACAGGTGTACATCAAAGGAGGAAGCACAATATCAAACTACATTGCCGGAACGTATTTTGAGGAAGATGTAAACGAGGTTATAACATCGGGTGACGATCTGACAAAGAAGTATTTTTTTAACTATCTTGGCGATTATAACGAGATAACAATAAATGCCATCCCGTACCAGTTTTTTAACGGAGTGTACTTCGGGTCTAAAGGAAAGTATGCAAAAAGGGATGGTACTTGGAGAATCGAAGCTATACAGGAAAGTTTAACGCAACCGGACGTTGCGCACGGAAAATTGTATCTGATTAATGCTGATGGTACGAAGGTGTACCAAAGTGGCAATTTGACTTGGATAAAAGATAATTTCAATTTGGGAGATCGTAAAATACCTATGATGCGAATACCGGACGAACCAACTTTGCCGGAGCGTATAGAATGGACTGAGAATTACAACAATTCCATGTATCAGCGTCTTTTGCTCGATCTTGATACGTTGGACGGAAACCCTACCGGGAAACTTCCATCCGATGATATTTATCCTACTAATAGTAATTATAAATATGCCGCACCATTGGAAGGGAATTATTTCTACACATCAACAAAAGTTCAGAACGAGCCAACGGAATATGGTGTAAATGATGAAGGGAAATATTTCACGGATGATTTTATACCTGCCGTTGCCGGAGTAGGAAAGCTATATCCTATTTGCCGTTCACGATGGGGTAATATGTCGGTTTGGTTTGAGTTCGATTTATCCTATGCGCCATTGGAAGAGCGTGCGAGAAAGGAGTATATTTTAAAGGACTCGTTTGCAATACAAGACGTTATTAGAACGCTTGTTAAGCAAGTTGATCCCACGCTGACACACGAAGCAACGGAGGAATACAGTAAGTTCTTGTATGCTGCCAATAACCCTATTTCCGGAGCACCTTTTAAGGTGTTCATCACACAGAAAAGCAACATCCTAAAGGGCGAGTATGATCGTCCGGCAAAGAAGGCGGAAACAACCCTCAGCGATATAATGAAGATGTTGCGTGACACGATGAAACTGTATTGGTTTATAGATGGCGATAAGTTTAGGATAGAACATATTTCTTACTTCATGAATGGCGGAAGTTATACCGGTAGCGGGACGGTCGGAATAGACTTAACAAAGCTTAGATATGCAAAATCGGGTCAGTTAATGACGTGGAAAACTAACACGGTCAAATATGATAAAACCGATCTGCCTTCACGGTTTGAATTTTCTTGGATGGACGATACAACAAATACGTTTGCGGGTTTCCCTATTGATGTGAAATCAAACTACGTGCAAGAGGGAAAGAAGGAAGAAATAAGGGTGTCTAACTTTTCGTCCGATGTAGATTATATGCTACTATCACCGGGTGACTTTTCACAGGATGGTTTTGCGTTGTTGGGGGCTACACAGGTGGGCGGAAAATGGAAACTTCCGTTCGTTACATTCAATTTGGCAGACAAGAACAATAAGAAGTACACCGTAAATCCCCAAAACGGCTACATGTCGTTCTTGCACCTCGTTAAATACTACATGCACGATATGCCAGCCTCAGAGATTGAACACGGAGGCGATCAGACGATAAGAGTGAGAGGAATAAAGCGGAGTATGACGCAAGATTTATCTTTCACATACGACACCACACCAAACCCCGTGCAACTGATAACAACGGATATAGGCAACGGGAAACCTATAACTATGACTGAGGATCTAACAACTCGCCAAATAACCGTATCTTTATCTTACACTCCCTTATGATAGGGGGTGTTTTCTTTTAAATTGCTATCTTTGTGCCTATAATCAATTTTTTAATCAAAATGGAAGTACATAACAACTTTAGTCCTTTGGCGTTTAGAAAGAAAGAATCTAAAGCCACATACGAAAAATGGTACGCTTTCGGGAAGAACTACGCTATTCCTGCAAGCGCAAACACGCTAACTCCTTTCCAGTTTACAGAGTTGAACATACCAGTCTTTGATCCCGACACGATCGAAGTAGAGGCGGTTAACGAGGAAACGGGAGAGTCGACAAAAACGGGTGTATATGTTAGCTTCGATGTTATGCCAGAACATGGCGGTGTCTTGTATGTGTCACCCGGCAAGAACTCGTTTAGGGAGGCTTTGCCACAGGGGACGTATAGAGCACGTTTTACAATCGGTGATGAAGTATATATTTCGACTCCTTTTTGCGTTATACCCGGCATAGAAACGAGTAGCAAATATCTATTGATTGAATATTGGAACGATGAAAAGATTGCCTATCCGGGTGGATTTATTACAACGGGTGCGAACAATGACTTCCGGTATCAGATGTATGTTCCTGCAACGATCTGCAAACCTAAATACGAGTTTGAAGAAGAGCTAACCAAACGTGCCGGATACAAGTTTTTGGAACTGCAAACGTCTACGAAGGTGTACGCCTTTACATTCGTTGCACCGGAGTTTATTTGTGACGCTATGCGACTGATTCGCCTATCTGACTATATCCGAATTTCGCACGATGGCGAATATTACAACGCTCTCAACTTCGAGTTTGATGTTGATTGGCAGGAACAATTATATTTGGCTGCTGTTGACTGCCAGTTTGAGACGGACTCAATCATACAAAAACTCCCTTCTTTCAATAGACGAGATAAAGCGTCTTTTTATAATGCCCTATTAGCGAACATTGATACACCTATAATGTTCTCTCCCGATACCGTAGGGCTGTATTACAAAGAGTATCGGGAAACAGAGCCAGTAGTCAAGGGTAAATTGATACGGGAGTTATCCCCTATTGACTTGATAGATGAAAATACAACTATTGCCGTTGATTTGGGTACAGGTGAGGCGAGAAAGTTTAACTTATACCGAATGTTGCAGGACTATATTTCTAAGGCGCATGAAGATGCAACAGACTTTTTGTTACACCTTCGTGGAGGCGCAACGTTCGGTGAGGGTATAACTGGTTCTGCCGCTTCTATCAACGCAGTAGGAGATGCGGAGGTGCAGGGTCTAAACGCACGTGTAACCAAAGTTAAATCGCTTGATTCGGAAGATCATGTAACTGTTAATAAAACAGCCTTTACCGTAAACAAACAAGGTGATACGGCTTTAAATGCGCTTAATGCGAGGGGAGTTTCCCGCTTGCAGCAAGATGTGTATACCGGAAATGATACCGGAAAGATCACCAAAGAAGGTCAATTGCAGTACCTTTCTGCAATTATCCAACAGTTCCTATCATCCCCTACTTTCGTTTCCGGTTTTCTTGGCGAGGGCTTTAAAATATGGGTTGAGAATGGCAATTGGCATATAGAATGCGACAATTTGACAGTAAGACAGACTATGAATATATTTGAACTACTTATCCAAAAGATAAGGAGCGTTAACGGTGCATTGGTCGTGTCCCAATCAAACGGCAAATTGTCAGCTGTTGAAGAAGTAGGAACGCAATATAAGCTAACCACAGGAGAGGAATTTCCCACTTTTCAAGAGGGCGATTTAGTCAGGTGTCAGACGTTTGCAGGCTACCAAGGTGCGGGACTTACCTTTGACTTTACTCAGTTTGCAAAATATGACTATTCCGGTGGTGCTTTTGATAGCAGCTTGATTGATGTTACACCCGACTCTATTAGCTTTAACTTGAATGATACTGGTAATTCCGGTTTTGCATTCTATAAATTTTCAGAGTCAAGCCCTACACCAATTGAAATACCTTCATTTACCTTGACTTTGGAGGGAGGCTATCCTGGTATGATGGCTTTTGCTGCCGGACTTGATTCAAATGACAGTCCGGTAGAAGGTGTAGGCGTATTGTTGCAAAACGGTGATAATGTCATTCCGGCTATTAAATCAGAACAAGGCATACACAACTTTGCTATAACAATAACTGGTGATTCAGGTCACGGTAATGGTAAGGTTACAGTAAAGCAAAAGAAAGCGGCAGGAAGCGCACCAAACAATAGCTTAGTTAAATTCTATTGGGTTGAAGTTAAAGCGGTTGACGGGGTTTCTTTCTTTGTAGATAAAGCAGAGTTCAACGGTGTTGTTCCGGCTGTCGGTGATGAAGTCGTTCAGATGGGAAATACGAAGAACCCCGAACGGCAGGCTTTAATTTATATCACAGCGCAGGAAAGCGGACATCCGTACATAGAGATATTGAACGGAGTTAAAACAAAATCGTTATCCGGTACGAATAGGACACGTCTTGGCGATTTAAGTAACATACAGGACTCTGCGTTTCCGGAAGGACAACAGCCATCCGGTAGCGGCTTGTATTGCGATAACGCTTTTCTTCGTGGTATATTCTTGCTGAGAAACGGCAAGTCAGTTGAGGATGAAGTAAACCAAGCGAAGCAAGATGCAGCCAACGCAGCAACAGAGGCGGAGAGAGCACAACAGACGGCGCAGGAGGCGAAAGATCGGCTTAATAAATGGGCTGACGATGGTTTTATATCTCCTACTGAAAAGCCAGCTTTGATTGATGAAGGAAAGCGTATACAGGCAGAGTTTTTGCAGATAAAAAATAACGCTGACAAGTACGGTGTATCCGTTACTGAATATACCAAGGCTTATGAAGATTATTTAAATGAACTTAGATACCATTCCGCCCAACAGCCGGAAGATATTGCAGTGCGTCCAGAATTGGCACAGAGCCAAACGGCTTACTACGACAAACGTAACGGAGCGTTGAATGCAATTGCTACGGCTTCAAAAGAATATGTAGATAATGCTGACAAAAAGTTAAAGGAATACTTAGATACTGAGATAACTGCTATTCCCGGTAAGATTGAACTTGCTGTACGGAGTTTGAAAACGGCAAATTACAACTTGCTGTTAGATAGTAACCACACTCTTAGCGAAAACCCGTATCAGCTTGGATCATACAAATATGATGTTCATTTGGTGAAAGGTAAATCTTATACGTTGACTGTTTGTTACAAGTGTGCAGATTCGGACGATGTTGTAGCGTATAATAACCCTTCGTTCGGCTATTTGGTTATATTACCGAAAAGCGCAGAGGAAACAATTGTTTCGACTAAAATAACGCCTTCGAATGATGATGCAGCGTATTTCTATTTCTATAAAACCCCACAGAAAGAAACAACCCAAACGTATGTAAAATGGGCTGTAATTACTGAGGGTGATATTGGTGTAGCCGCATGGATACCGTCACGAACTGAGGCTAAAACAGGCATTAGGAACTTATTTCCAATATCACGGATGCAGACAGCAACTAATAAACAGTTGAACTATTTTGATATAACCGGATGGGTCGCAACTGTATACAGTGAAGAAGAATTTAAGTCAAGGTTTAAACCATCTACGAAATATACCATAACAGGGAAATATACTATTCTTGGAAAGCCAACATCAGGAACCGGATACAAAGATAGTATCGTAGCTTTTTGTATGTGGAATAACTCTAATTTAATAGACCTTTGGCGTAAAATGGTCGAGTATGAAGCAGTAGGAGCTTCGGGAGAAATATCTAATACATTTACTACACCTTCGAATCTCGATGGGTATAAGATAGTAGTGTATACCATGTACAATACAGGAAATTTAGGAGAGTTCCGTTTTACTGATTTGATGGTATCAGAAGGAATTGAGGCAGTAGGGTGGACACAAGCACCGGAAGATATAGAATACGACTACCGGAAGTACACCGATACGCAGATACTTGCCGTTGACGGAAAAATAGAACTATCTGTAAAGACTAAGGTAGAAAATTTGGGAATAGGAGCTAACAATTTGTATAGCTACACGAGCTCAATGATTGAACAAATGAATCCTGAGCCAATGACTATAACAAGGCTTATAAATGAACACGGTTTTCATTTTGTGGGTGCAAGTAACGGTCGGTCCGCTGTAAGAATATATTATGTTATACCGCCTATACCCGGAAAATACACTGTTTCCGGATGGATTAAAGGTAATCAAAATACAACTCCCGGTATAACCATTGATGTATGTGATTCTGACCAATTTCGTGTTTTGGCTACTGCTGATAATAAATGGAGTTATTTTAAGCACACTTTCGATGTTACGAGTAATACAGAAGAGCAAAGCGGTATATATAATTTTGTTGATATACAAGATATATCATGGGCCAATATATGGATTAAAGACTTTAAAGTCGAATACGGTGAAATAGCAACCGCATGGAGTCCTAACGAGGCTGATTCGGTGTATTTTTCAAAAGAATATACAACGTCACAAATAAACATTGTTGAAGGTAAGATAACATCCACCGTTGAAAAGATTAATGCGGTTGACGGTAAAGTAACTGGTCTTGCTTCACGCGTCGAACAGACCGAAAAAAGTATAACGTCCGTTGTTGGTGATATTAATGTTCTTAATAGCACTACAAATAGACGCGTTACTAAGCAAATAGATTTGACCGGATGGGATAATAATAAGTTTTTCCCTCTCGCTATAAGTCTCCCTGTTTACTACAAAACTAAGGTTGTTATAAGCCGTCCCTTAAATGCAGCATACGGAAAACCTTCATACGGTACACATGATGGCGGTTTTTCTATGAACTTATCATTTGAAATGTCTGGTTCGGGTTGGGGTTCGTTGCCAGAAGTAACCAATATCTTTGACTATACTAAAGCATGGATTTCTGCGGGTGCAAAGATAGTTGTTGATTTGGGACAAATAAGAGAGACTTCTACTTGTGTGATGGGTATCCGTGGGGGGTCTAAATATGATGTAACCGTTCACGACACAACAGACCCCAATGTGATAAACGTTTATCAAACAGATTATCACGGTTCGTATAATACATCGTTCCCCGTTCGCACCGATGGTACAGAGCCATTCCGGACGTATGGTTACTACTCTGAGATAAAACAGACACAAGAAAGTCTCTCAGCAACGGTTGCAAAGGTAGACGATCAAGGCAGGCGGTTAAGTGCGGCTGAGTTAACATTATCTGCCGATCACGCAAAATTATCGGTGGTAGAAACGACTGCAAACAATGCCAATTCACTTGCCGGAACTGCCAACAACAAAGCGGAAGCGGCAGACGGTCGAGTTACCGCCACACAGAACGGTTTGGTCGAGACTGGAATAAACATCACGTCCCGCAAAATCGTGCTAAAGTCTGATAACGTCCTTTTCCAAAACAACGCAGGACAGCAGACAGCCGCCATCAATGCGAACGGAAAACTTACTGCAAACGCAATTGAAGTTGGTGAGGTTGTTGCCGGAGGTTTTGCGGCTCAGAGAATCACTACCGGGAACTTGACTGTGACGGATGGTGCGGTTATTGGGGGAATGACTATCACAGGGGGAGTGTTGACCGGAAAGAACATCAATATACAAGATGGTGCAAAGATCGGTAACTTCACCATTGTATCGGGTATATTTTCCGCCCAAAATACGCCAGCAGGCATACAAATGACTCTATCGAATAATGCCGCTACTTTTGACAGTAGCGGAGTACGTGTAGAACATAATTCGGGTGGTTATGCGTTGACTACTACGGGTAACGGAAGAGTATTCCTAACAGGGTCAAATTTTTGGGTTCAGTGCAAGGATGTTGATTTTATGGGTGCTCAAACATGGAAAGCCCCGGGTGTTTTTTACGCATGTACGATTTTGGCAAACGGAGCAATCGGTAAAACATGGGGGAACCCTGACTTTCACATAACAAGAGTAACTAAAAACTCAACAGGGAGATATACTGTTAATACTACCGGTTCCAATGGGGACTACTTTGTTATGATTACAGCGTATGATCCTTCAAGCTGGCTAAGTACAACAGTAGAACCATACTCAGAGGGACAGTTTACGTACAAAGTATTCGATGTAAATAATGGCATGCGTGACGGCGGAGTTATTATTTATTTTTGTGGCATGGTTAGGTAGTTTAGTGTTTTAATTAACGGTAAGTTGGTTTGTACCTTCTTACCGCTTACCTTTGTACCAAACATTAATCAATTAATATAAAATTATGGAAAAGAAAAGTTTAGATTTTGATTTAAAGTCAGTAGTTTACACGAAAGAAACAAAAGTGATGGACTACCATTTCGAGACGGAAAACGGCAAGTACGTAGGTCAATTAACAACGGTATCGACAGAGCCGGACAAGTACAACATTACCCACTGTACGGCTGATGTGTCAGAGAAACAAATGGTAGAAATGCCTGGAACTTCCGGTAGTCCAATTCTGCAAGAACAATACGTTCCGGTCGGATCGCTTGCCATCCGTGACGGTCGCTTTGAGGCAAACCAGTTTCCTCTATCTACTAAAACGTCCGTCTATGTGAACGACTTTCAAAACTTCATCTTTGCGTTAACCGCACCTAAAACAGTAGAATAATGAATGTTACACAAGAACAGTTAAGGTTAATGCTTGTATCGGTGATAAGTCCGATACTTGCGTTTCTTACCCCTACGAGCGGTTTTATAACCGCACTTGTGTTCATGTTCGGCTTTAACATTATTTGCGGTCTGCGTGCCGATGGGGTTAATTTGTCGGTGAATGGCGTGCGTAGGTTTTCTATGCTAAAATTCATCTCAGCCGTGCAGGAGCTTATTTTGTATATCCTTGTGATAGCCGTTATCTTTTCGTCTGTGGCAAAGATGGGGGATCATGATGAAGCTATTTTATCGGCAAAGACAGTTACATACGTTTTCATGTACGTATACCTATCGAACGGTTTTAAGAATCTTTGCATAAGTTACCCGGATAACAAATCTTTCCGACTGATATACTACATTATCCGGTTCGAGTTTAAGAGGCTGATGGGCGAACGTGCCGCAAAGATAGTCGAGGAACACGAAGAAAAGATTGAGATTGAAACTAAGTAATTAACACGGGAGGTTTAACGCCTCCCTTTAAACTTTATCAGAATGAAGTATTTTACATTAAAAGAGCTAACACGCTCAACAACAGCAACGGCAAAAGGCATTGATAATACGCCAACACCTGAAGTTGAAAAGAATTTGACCTTATTAGTAGAAAACGTATTAGACCCTCTACGTGAGATTTACGGTAAACCGATCACAGTTAATTCGGGCTATCGGTGTCCGGAGCTAAACAAAGCCGTTGGCGGCTCTAAAACATCGGATCACGTTAAGGGTTTTTCGGCTGATATTACGGCATCTAATAAGGAGGATAACGCTAAGTTATTTGAGATTATAAAGAATAACTTCGTTTTCGATCAATTAATTTGGGAGAAAGGGAATAGTAAATACCCCGATTGGGTACATGTGTCTTACAACCCGGATAGATTAAGAAACCAAATACTAAAACTATGAAGAAAGGAGATGTTTTAAACAGGACAGGTGAGAGGGGTATAAATTCCAAAGGTTTTGAAATGGTTATTGTTGATTATCGAAAGTCAAACGATATAGACGTTTTATTTACCGAAAGCAATGTAAAGGTTAAAACAAGATACGATCATTTTAAAAACGGACTTGTTAAAATGCCATCCCCAACGGCTAAGCAAATTAAATTAGATAGAAAGAAGAATTTTATTGATAATCTTAATCATGGTATAAATAATGGTTTTATAAAGATTATACCCGGTAGAAGGTACTATGCTGATATAAACGGAGTTATATACAACAATAAAGGGGAGACGGTAAAGCCGTTTCAAGTTGGGAATTATCTTTGTGTAGATTTGCCCAATGAAAATTGCAAGCATGGACGAATGCTTGTGCATAGGGCAGTATGCAGTGCGTTTATACCAAACCCCGAAAATAAGCCGCAAGTAAACCATAAAGACGGGAATAAGTTTAATAATAGATTAGATAACTTAGAATGGGCTACAAGGAGTGAAAATCAAAAACATAGGTTTGAGGTATTAGGTCACTCTTTAAAAGGAGAGAAAAATAACCTATCTAAATTAAAAGATAGTGATATTATACGTATTGTTGAATTGTATAATTCGGGTGAGTCCAAAAAGGATATTTGCATTAAATTCGGTGTTTGTTTGGCTACTGTTTGTGGTATTCTTAACGGGAAGACATGGACTCACGTAACATCTAAAATACTTAAATCATGAAACGACAATTATTTGCGTTTTTAGCGACTTTTGTTCTTTGCCTTGGCATTGTGTCGCTATTACTGATAAACGCTGATTTACGGAAGAAAAAGGCTATTGCAGAAAGAAA